TGTTTTTTGCATTACTTTTTCTGCTTTAGAGAAAAACGTTTCTGCGTCTTTTTCCATCTGTGCTACCGCTTCAGAACTCCATTCGACATCACCATCTGCGAACTCGTCTTCATCTGCTAATTCTTCTGCCGCGGCAATATAAGAAGTAACAAAGTTATCTCTGTCTCTAAATGAATCATCTTCATTTAGTTCAAAGTCTGCTAGTAGTGCTTCATACACTTCACTTTCGTCAACTGAATACTCAAGTGGATTATCGCCTGCACTTGGCTGTAAGCGTTTCTTTTGACGTGAAATAGAATTAGCTGTCTTCTTTGAGAAATCATCTAAGTCAAGTTCATCATTTGCCGGAGTTGCTTGATATTCGGTTTCCATATGCTCATCAACTGCTTGATCACATCCACATGGGGATGCATCACAACCACAATCGTCTGCTACTGGAGCAGGAGCTACCGGAGGCATACCTTGACCAGCTAATGCAAGCATACGTACCAATTCTTCTGGGTACTCAGTACTTGTGTTAGTTGTAGTAATAGCTTTGCCATTATCTTCTGTTGTTGTTAGATTGAAATGCTTTTTCATTTTTCATCTCCTGAAATTACGGAGTCACTTGCAGTTTCTTCAGTTGACATAACATCTGCTGCTTGATCACGTGTTGCTTTCGGTGATAACACATTCTCTACTTCTACTTTAGCATGATCATCACGCTTAGATAATGACTGTAGGAAGTTATCAATAAATGTGCGACCGTAATGTTTGCCATCGTCGGACGCATCGCCATATTCTGGTGTATCTAGAAGTGCTTTTTTATCAGCCTCTTCTACTTCTTCTGTTGGTTCCCAACCTTCTGGGTGTACTGCTACGTGTGTAATATGCAGTTCCAATAAATCAGATAGTTGCTGACGGAGTACGTCTGCTGACATTGGATAACCAGTCATAATATCTACTTTAGAAACTTTTGTATTTTCTACTTCCACAAAGAACATCGGGTTCTTTGTGATCGGTGTCGTAGAGACTTTTGAAATTGTCCTTAGGTCATACTTACCCAAGAAACGCTCAATACGATCTACGTCATGGTCTTCTAATTCACACGCAAAGCGTAGAGTCATCTTGTGTTCATTTGTTGACTCTGTTAAAAATTCTTTAAAACTCTTCATTGGTATCTCCAATAATAATATCTATTCTTATTTATCAGTTTCGTCAATTTTTGATTGAGCCTTAGCTAATCGTTTCATCAATTCATTTCTATCAACTACAATGTTACCGTCTGCTTCAATATCATCATCTGTTACTGATTTATTCTTTGCTTCTTTCTGAATTGCAAGATCAAGCTTTGCTTTATTCAACTGTAAGTTCAGCATCTTTAACTTACGGTCTACTTTACTATCTTTTGCTTCCATTGCAGTCTTTAGCATCTGATTTGCAGTTTCCATAAGCTTTGCGCCCGCATGTATTTCTACATTCATTCCTAAACTGATTAGCTCTTCGAATGTATTAATTGCTTTAGCATGAATATCATCCATATCTTTGTCATGTTCGTTTAACCCCTGCACCATTGGAAGTGATGCATCGATCTTATCAGTAGTAGCAAGTTCACTCGACAACAATTCAGTTAAGTCTCTACTTTCTTCTATTGTAGGAGCTTCCTTAACTTCATCGTCTACTGGATCAATATTGAATGTTTCTTCTAGTTTCTTTGTCATGTTACTATCCTTTAAACTGTTCTATGAAGGTTTGTTTCTCTACATACGTACATAGCTGTTCTTTAAATCTGTCAACAATAATGTTATCTAATCCTAATTCTAAGAAATTCATAAGTTTCATGTATGTCCTAATAGGATTTTGCATCAACTCGCCCAAATTAATATGATGTATGTCAAAACTTTCATCTATGTAATTAAAATGTTTATACCACTCTGTACTATATGCTAACATTTCTGGCTTGTCAATGTCATAGTTATAACCATTTTTCAGTATATGATTTTGTTTACATATAAGTTCATCTCTTGTTACAAGTACTTTTTTACTATTACAGTATTTATTAACTAATGCATCATGCAGTTTTTGAGTATTACTACTATCGACAAATATCATGGGATGCACTTTGGATATATAACGTGATTCATCGGATCTTACTTGTTTTATTATATTTTGTAAGTCTAGTAATTTATCAAGTACTTCCGAATACAAGTCTGGTTGTTCCCAAAATTTGTAGTCATCAAAAATCTTTTGTGAGTTTATAGTTACATCTTGATATTTGTTTGATTGGGACTTAACACGTCCATCATTGATATTTCGTTGATATCCAGATGCTCCGTATATCTCTTGTGCAAGTGCTATCTGCGCACAAACAAAGTCGCCGCCTGCACCAGGCTCATACATAACGACAATGGTATTGTCTGATACATACTGTACAAATTCTTCTATCATGCTATTTCTTTTTTCTTGGTTTTTTTGCGCCTGGCTGTTTAGTATTTTTATAGATGTCGCCTTCATTGAGAACTCTAAATTTCATACCTCGGTTGCTAGCCCATTTTGTTGCCGCTTCCCACTTAGCATAATTGATTGCTACTTGTGCTTGGTCGCCTTTTTTAGCAAATTCAGGTCTACTTTGCGATGCTGGTTTTATTTCAATCAACTCCGCATGTTTCTTACCGCTAGAATCTAAATACGTCATAATAAAGTCAGGAACATATGAAGTTAGTTTTCCTTTAAAAGGATGCATGTAAGTAATTCTGACAGGTTCACTCGCCCAAGCAAGAACATTAGGGTTGTCATCACAGAATTGCATGAATGTGAGTTCCCAACTACTTCTAAAAGTTGGAGCACCAGCGCCTGCATACTTTCCTGGGTTCTTTACGTTGTATTTACCTTGGTGATACTTACTCATTTAATAATAGCTCTTGCGATATATTTATTAGGTATACGGTTCTTCATAGATCCTGTCTTGTACCCAAATCGCAATGCGCTATTTACTAGGAATGCACCTAGATCACTTAACTTAAAATCACTTGATAGTTGCTCGGTAAGATACATAGGATTAACGCCATATGCTTTAGAAACATTTAATACTTCGGACGCATATTGCTTTGCACGGGTTTCAGAGAAACCTTTTCTAACTAACTGTGCTACGATAATATCAATGATCATCTGAATAAGCCCCTAATTGTATTCTTAATTGAACCAATTGCATTCTGCGTAGCATCACGACCTGTTCTAGTAACAGGAGAAGAACTAACTGATTGCACTCCAGTCGGTGCGCCGCCTCGACGTGTTGAATTTAATATTCCATCACGCACCATGTCGCCGGCTATTCCAAATCTGCTCTGTGATGTTCTTCCAAGATTTTGTATAGTACCAATACCTGTGTTACCTGCTATTCCCTGCGCAATTTGGCTAGTTACATTACCTAGCTCAAACCCCCTGCCATTGAAAAATGAACTCGTTAATTCCTGTGCAAAAATGTTACTCATATTATTGCTATTAAAGCGTCCAACTCCTACAGGAGTACCGCCACTAGTTTGAAATTGTTCTACATTTGGATACATTGTTTCAACTGCATATTGCTCAGAACTTGTATATGTACGATTTGCATATCTAGGTTCAACGAAGTCTATTGTATTTCGTGCCTGAACTAATCGTTCTAATACATCTTTTTTTGCATCGTCGTCTTGCGCAGTTTCAGCAGCTTTTAGCTCTGAGTACAGTTTTGTTAACTCATTCATTTTCTGCTGTTGTGCGGCTGCATTAATTGAATCTCGTTGAGCACCAGTGATTGGATCATCGAAATTATCTAGCTGTTCAAATCCTCGTGCGTTACTTGATGGCTCGAACTCTCGGTTGTCTGTGCCGAGTGGCCCAAATTTGCCTAATTGCTTATTGCCACCGAGGTTTGATTGTAATCTTGATGATACAAATTGAGAACTATCAACTGTTGCACTATCTAAAATATATTCCAACCCTTGATTCATCCAATTTGGTATCGCTGGAGATTCATTGTATGGGGTACCGAACACAATACTCTCTGGTTGAAACGTAAAATCAATTGTTCTAAGTTCACTTGTGCTATAGTCACTGTTTGAAAATGAAATAGATGTAACTACTGGATTAATAAGCACAATACGTTGTATTTTGCCACCCTCTTCTAAGTCGCCAAACCAATGAAATAACGTTATGCGTTCAAAATTATTAAACGCTTCGTCGCCAAACGCTAATTTTCTACCAACACTTTCATTTTCTGCCAATTCAGTAGGTAGACTACCACCATCAATATTCATATCCGAATTTTTAAAGTGCCTACGATACATACCTTCTGCAAGCATCATAGTCTTACCATCGATTGTATCATGCATTGTAAATTGAACTTCAGGAAAGTCTACACGTGTCGGAATATATACTCTTTTACCATACTTGTCAATTGATTGAGTAGTAGTCTGTATATTGATCGGTCCTACTGAACGTACTAGTCCAGAGAATTCATCCATGATATTTCCAGCAACACCTTTAAATTCGATATACCATTGGTCAGATAACTTCGGAGCAGCAGAAATCTTCGTTCCATAACTTGAATGGAAACCGAATTTTCTCGCCGCTCCGCTATTATCTGCTAAGATTGTACCTGGTGTACGTCCTTCATGAAGTTTACGTTCAGCCATTGTTAAAACTCTCTATTAACCTAGAATATCAGAGTTGTTAACGAATGTTTGTCCTGGCATAATGTTATCATCTGTAAATACCGCATTATCATACTGAATTGTAAGTGAGATAGTTACTGGATCTGATACTGCATAATCTGTTTGTGAATAGTCAGTGTTTGTTAAGAAACAACCTTCTAGCTGCCACTGTTCAATTGGGTTACCTGAGTTACCGTCTAGCATCTCAATTAGAGTTGAGAATTTGTAGTTAGTACCTGCTGAAGGACCTGTTTGATTTTTGTGATCTAGCTGTGACTGTAACTGACGACCAACTAGCTTAGTTAGATTGTTAGCAACATCATCACGTAGAGTGATTGAGATTGGTTCCCATGTGTGCTTGCCCATCATATACATACGTGAGTTGTATGAGTCTACTGGGATTGATTCGTGTGATACTTTCGGACGAGTAACGTTCATTACTTGACGTGTAAATTCTGCTGTCTGTGTTGATAGACCGCCGAAACCTGCTACTTGAACGCGGAAACGATAGTTTAGTTTTGGCTGAAGAATACCTGAGCCTGTTACGTTATCGCCGCTGTCTGTAGGAACACCGAAATTGTTTAATGTTCTTGCCATTTTATGTCTCCTGTAATAGTTTGCAAACTATAGTGTTATACAAGTATTTATCTATTACCTACTAAATTAAAGTTGTAGTTAATAAAAAACCCGACATTTCTGCCGGGTTCTTTGTTTTAAGCGATTAAAGCACTATTATAGTGCTTCGCCTGTGTTACGAATACGTAGTGGGATGTAGATAAATTCAACTGATTTCGCTGGCTGAATTGCAACATCTACCCATAGTTCGTTACGATCAATACGTGCTGGTGTGTTATTTGTCTCGTCACATACTACCAAGAAGTCATACAGACCTCGTGTTGTAACTAGTTCACCACAGAAACGTTCTACTGCATCGCGCATGTTATCACGTGTGATTTTATCATTCTGTTCGAACAAGA